GTGCGGCAACTATCTACTATCCTATCTGGCATCTTGAAGTTGAAGACATGCTAGTACTAAAGAACAACAAAGGCACTGAAGAGAACCGTGTACGTCATATGGACTATGGTGTACAGTTCAATAAGCTAATGTATGAGCGACTAATTAGCGGTGGTGATATTACGCTGTTCTCACCTAACGATGTGCCTGGGTTGTATGAAGCATTCTTTGCTGATCAAGACAAGTTTAAAGAACTGTATGAACGTGCAGAGAGAAACACAAGATTACGTAAGAAGTCTATGAAAGCGATTGATCTATTCGGCGCATTCATGGAAGAGAGAAAGAACACTGGACGTATCTATCTACAGAATGTTGATAACGCCAATGACCACGGTTCATTCTTACCAGACGTAGCACCTATTCGTCAATCAAATCTTTGTGCAGAAATCGATCTACCAACTAAGCCATTGACTGACATCAATGATCCCGAAGGTGAGATTTCTCTATGCACACTATCTGCTATCAATTGGGGCAACATCAAGTCTACGGGCGATTTTGAGCGTGTGTGTCGCCTTGCAGTACGTGGGTTAGACGCATTACTATCGTATCAAAACTATCCTATTCTAGCGGCTAAACTATCAACTGATAAGCGCAGACCACTAGGTGTTGGTATCATTAACTTCGCATATTGGCTTGCAAAGAATGATCTGACTTATCAAGGTATTACATCTGAAGGACTAGAGTTGATTGATGAGTATGCAGAAGCATGGTCTTACTATTTGATCAAAGCAAGTGCAGACTTAGCTGTAGAGCAAGGCGCACCTAGCGGTAATCTTGAGACTAAATATGGACACGGTATTACACCAAACATGACTTACAAGAAAGACGTTGATGAACTAGTCAAGCACAAAGAACGTCAAGATTGGAAAGGTCTACGTAAGCAACTGAAAGCAACAGGTATACGTAACTCTACCTTGATGGCACTAATGCCAGCAGAAACTTCAGCGCAAGTTGCTAACGCTACAAATGGTATTGAGCCACCACGATCTTTGATTAGTGTCAAGCAGTCAAAGCATGGTGTGTTAAAGCAGGTTGTTCCTGAGTACAAGAGACTGAAGAACAAGTATGACTTACTGTGGGATCAGAAGTCACCAGAGGGTTATCTAAGAATCATGTCTGTACTACAGAAGTACATTGATCAAGGTATCAGTATCAATACTAGTTACAACCCAACATTCTCAGAAGATGAGAAGATACCAATGAGTACAATGCTACAACACTTGTTGATGTTCTACAAGTATGGTGGTAAGCAGTTGTACTACTTCAACACATATGATGGACAAGGTGAAGTTGACGTAAGTAAGATGATGGAAGAACCATTAGAGCAAGAAGTGGTTGATGATGAAGATTGTGAATCCTGCAAAATTTAATAAAAGACTTGACAACTCATTCGATGTATGTTATATTGGATGAGTCGCTAAACACAGAAAAAGAGGAAAGAAGATGAGTGTATTCGATGTCAAAAATAAAGCAGATCACACTAAGGTGACTGCATTCTTGGACCCAACAGGTGGTCCAACAATTCAACGCTATGACACGTTGAAGTATAAGAACTTTGATAAGCTGACTGATAAACAGCTAGGGTTCTTTTGGCGACCAGAAGAGGTCGATATCTATCAAGATGCAAAAGACTTCAAAGGTCTTACTGAGCATGAGAGACATATCTTTACATCAAACTTGAAACGTCAAATTTTGCTAGACAGTGTACAAGGTCGTGCGCCTGTCGAAGCGTTTAGCCCTATTGTAAGTTTACCAGAGATAGAGAACTGGATTCAGACCTGGACGTTCTCTGAGACGATCCACAGTCGTTCATACACGCATATCATACGTAATGTATACAGTAACCCTAGCATAGTCTTTGATGAGATGATGGATATTCAAGAGATCCTAGACTGTGCAGGCGACATCTCTAAGTACTACGATGACTTGATTGAGACTAGTTCATACTACAATCTACTGGGCGTAGGCACACATACAGTCAATGGTAAGAAAGTTGTTGTAGATTTGTATGAGTTGAAGAAGCTATTGTGGCTAACTTTGATGAGTGTTAACATTCTTGAGGGTGTACGCTTTTACGTATCTTTTGCTTGTTCATGGGCATTCGCTGAGTTGAAGAAGATGGAAGGTAATGCAAAGATTATCAAACTGATTGCACGTGATGAGAACCTTCACCTTGCTTCTACTCAAATGCTACTAAAGACTTTGAAGAAAGATGATCCAGACTTCATTACTATCGCAGAAGAGACTGAAGCTGAGTGCATTCAAATGTTTGTTGATGCTGTAGATCAAGAAAAGCAGTGGGCAGAATATTTGTTCAAAGACGGTTCTATGATTGGTCTAAATACAGAACTACTGTCAAACTACATTGAGTTTATCTGTACACGCAGAATGAACAATGTAAATTTGAAAAGTCCATACAGTGTAAAGAGTAACCCGTTACCTTGGACGCAGAAATGGATCAGTGGCGCAGAGGTGCAAGTAGCACCACAAGAAACAGAAATCACAAGCTACGTAAGCGGTGGTACTAAGCAAGACGTTGGTAGCGATACTTTTAAGGGATTCTCTCTATGATCGAAATATACGGTAAAGACAATTGTGGCTATTGCGATAGAGCAAAGCAAGTATGCGAGTCCAAGGGATTAGACTACATCTATCATAAGCTAGGAGTGTCTTTTTCACGTGATGAACTTATTGAAATGTTTCCAAATGCAAGAACGTTCCCACAAGTAAAAATCAATGGCACTGCTATTGGAGGTTACAAAGAACTGTATGAACAAGTGGGATAAAGCGTACATAGATACGGCAGAGAGGTTCGCCTCTCTGTCAACAGCCAAGAGATTACAAGTAGGTGCGATTGTTGTAAAAGACAATCGTATTATTTCTATTGGGTACAACGGCATGCCCTCAGGTTGGGATAACCGATGCGAAGACGAATACCAGTACGAAGATGGTGGCTATGAAATGAGGACTAGACCAGAGGTGATTCACGCAGAAGCAAATGCAATCGCCAAACTTGCTAAGTCAAATGAGAGTGGTGAAAACGCTTCGATGTATATTACTCATGCCCCATGTGTCGAGTGTGCGAAATTTATATATAGTAGCGGTATACAAACAGTATACTACAAAAATGAGTACCGAAATGAAGACGGGACACAATTTCTTCATAAATGCGGACTAGAGGTAATAAAAGTATGATTAACAAAATTGATGCACAGTGCCCATATTGTGAGACTGAATTTCATATCGAATTTGAAAATGAGGACGATGAATTGGTGTACTGCCCATCATGTGGTGAACAATTACCTGAATTTGAAGAGGACGCACCCTACGAAGAGGACTGGGATTAAAAACTAATGAAAAAGTTTATAAAGAATGTTGATTTTGAAATTTGTGCTGAGTGTTTGTTAATGACTATTTTTGGATTCATCTATATACTTGCATTGGTCCCCTTAATGTAAGGAAAATAAATGTGGCATTATGAGAACGTTGAGTTCACTAGTGAGATGATAGAAGACTATATTGGTTTTGTATATGTTATATGTGAATTGAGTAGTAGCAAAAAGTATGTTGGAAAAAAGTTGTTTAAATCTAAACGAAAACTTCCACCACTAAAAGGTAAAACCCGTAAACGTACAGTCATTAAAGAAAGTGATTGGATGGATTATTACGGGTCCTCAGACGAGGTAAAGGCGCTCGTGGAAACACTGGGCGCCTCTAACTTTCATAGAGAGATATTGCACCTGTGTATGTCAAAGGGTGAGATGTCTTATCTCGAAGCAAAGGAGCAGTTTGACAGGGATGTCTTGCTCTCTAGCGAGTATTATAACGGTATAATCAACTGTAAAATACACAGAAATCACGTAAAAAGACTAGCAGACACGTAAGTCATTGATTTAAAACGAAATCTTTTTTGGTTTATTTTGGTATAAACCCTTGACAATCCGCTCAGATATGGTATAATGTATACATAAATTGAGATAAAGGCTGTTGCTGATGAATTGTATTGACGTTTTAGGTGGTAAAAAAGCAGAGCGTGACATTGCTCTTGAGTGTGTCAACTGGTGTCTTAAGCAGATGCTACCCCGTCACAGAACGCTCGACATCACTGTTGAGTTCAAAAAGCTAGACGATGCCTATGGGTATTGCATGGAAGAAGATGAGCGTGGTCGTGAGTTCACTCTCACACTTCGTAAAGGTCTGGGTCTCTACGATCTGATCAGTACTGTGTGTCATGAAATGATTCACTTAAAGCAGTACGCCCGCCGTGAGTTACGCAATGTAAACGGCAACACTATGTGGAAAAAGAAAGCGTACAATGATGTATCGTACCTCGATGCTCCTTGGGAAAAAGAGGCTTATCGCTTAGAAGATAAGCTTGCGCTTGAGTGTTTCAAGACTATGACTACAACATTATAGGAGAGTAAGATGAAACTATTCATGGAAGCAGTATGGTCTGCCGCTGGTAAAGAAGTTACTGGCAATTATTGGGGTACGCCCTTCTTAGGTACTATCACAAGTGTACGTGCTAAGTACGGCACTGATCTTGAGGTCACTGTTGAGTCAGATGGTGAGATGCATTTGATTGATGCGTCAACACTGTATAATGGTGGTAATGGAGTTTACGAAAACCTCCATATTTACCTATAAAAGCCCTTGACACTGATCCGAATCAGTGTTACATTATGTATGTAATCAAGAGAAAGTGAGAAAAGATGATCGATTTTATTTCAGCAAACAACGCCATGATTCAGATGTTCGACGGTGACCAAATGGTCGCTGAAGCGAGTACTGCAAAGTCCATCTGCTACTTCATCCAAGAATACGGTCTTGCTGAGTCAGTATTTGCTTCGTCTTCTATAGATTTTGCCAGTGAATATGGCTTTGAAACTGATGATGCCGCATTCGATTTGTGGTTAGCAGGGGTAAAAAAATTCGAAATGTCCGAAATAAATTAAAAAAAGCCTTGACAAGCCCACGAATCAGTGTTAATATGTATGTATAAATTGATGAAAGAGAGTGAATATATGATGAATGAAGCGATGATAACCCTGTTAGAAGCAATCAAAGAAGACTATTACAAATGGACTTCACGCAACTACACTAAAGAGTTGACTGAAATCAACACTCAGATGATTGCTGAGTTCAACGAAAATCTTACCTTCGAAGAAGGTCGTAAGTACATCAAAGTGATGAGCAAGAATAGTGTTTGGGGCTTCGTTATGAAAGCCGATGACAAAATGTTCAAAGCTGGCGACATTCTTAAAGCCGCAAGTTGGGCGAGTCCCGCACGTAACAAAGCACGTGGTAATGTCTTTACTAATCTGTCTTGGGTTCAGTGGACTGGTCCTGCGTATCTTTAAGGAGATGAGTGTGAAAGCTATTTTCGATTATACAGTTTCAGTGGCAATTGTAGCGAGTCTGGTTGGTGGACTCGCCTTTGCCTTCAATACAGCATTAGGTATTCCTGATGTTCATTATAGTCACTCAACAGGTGAGTGCGTCAAAGTTATTAACTACGAACAAGGGGACAACTACTCTTGCGAGAACATTCCCTCTAAGTTCAATCATGTGTGGGTAGAGTAAAGGATATAATATGTGTAAAGTTGAATTTCAAAAATACGTCTTAAGTGGTATAGCAGAAGGGCTTACCATTACTGAGAAGATGAAGTTCGTTGATTGGGGCGATGCGTGTGACTGGGCTGGTAAAGTAACCATGTCTCTGAAGACACCTTTCGTTATTCTTGAGATGACAAATCTTGAAACTGGTGAAGTGGAAAACTTCTAATGATTAAGACTCTTGCATACCTATCAGCCTTCGTGTTCTTAACGGGCTGTACAGTCGCCTACGTAGTACACACATGGTCTGACTGCTTAGAAGAGAATAGTTGGATAACGTGTTCTCGGATGCTGAGTAAGTGATTAGAAAGGTACAAATTTATGGAGAACATATATCATCTCACCGCACTGGCGGTTTACGTAACGTTAATTTATCGATCATTAATCACGTACTCGGCTTTGAAC